CAATATGGATCTAGCATTAGAGAATAATAAAAATGCTATGAGTTCTCCGGAGGCCTGGAACAAATTCCAAAACGAGGCAATAGGTGGAGAGTATCTACCATTCCCTCCAATGAAGGCATTAGAGTATTTTAACAATCCGGACAAGATGGTTGAGAAGATCCGGACAGGTTTAACACCGGAATTAAAAGAAGGTGTGGATAGAGGATATAAGTTTGTTAAGGATATAAAAGGCATATACGAAAGTGGTAAAGCTGATCCTAAAATGACAGCAGATTTATTTATTTGGGGAATACTATCTAGAGGCAAAGGACCATATCAACAAGAAGGGGCCTTTATTGATATTATAGATAAGGCCGGTCCTTTAGTACAAAAAGCAGTAAATGGTAATTTTACTGAGGCTGATCTAGTTACCTGGAATAAAACCATAAGTGCTGTTATACCGGAAGGATCTCCAGGCAAACAATCTACAGACAATACTAATGCTGCCGGTAAAATGTTATTGCAGCTCTCAAAGAAAGTGCCAGGTACTAACGATAGTGTCATAGTGCATATGCATAAGCTAATGACAGATCCAAACATATCTGCTGCTAAAGTAAGAAGAGAGTTTATGAACCTTACTGATAGAGCCGGTATAGATAACAAGGTAGTAAGTTTTACATTGTTGGTAGGTGGTAAGGATGATGTCCTGGTGCTAGATCGTATCCAGGGTAGACACCTATGGGATGATGGTAGGTTTGATGGTTTTAATATTTATGATGGATATGCAAAAGAAGGCACAACAATTAAAAGTGGAATTGTAGGTGTACTGAGAGGGCCTAGAGGGATCTTGTATACTGAGGCATTAGAGAATGGTCTTAGAGATAAGATTAAAGAAGTATACACAAAACTTGGTAGGCCGGAGGATGGCACTATAGGTAGATGGCATTGGGAGAATTGGGTTATAGAAGGCGATCAAGTTGTTGATCATAGTACACTTAAATACTTTACAGAGGGATCTACTAAAGATCTTGAAGTAAAAGAGATGAAAAGAAATATGATGGAAGGTGGAGCTACTTATAGGAAAGTTGGAGATGGAGAAACTGTTGTAGATTTCCCATTATCTGATGGATCTAAAGTAACCTTTACTCCTACAGGTTTTAAAGATTTCTTAGAGATTGTAAGAAAACCAAAGAGTGGTATACTACCTAAAGGATTTAAAGTAAAATTCCCAAAGGAGAAAGGACTATGGTATGAGCAACCAGGAATTGACAGACAAAAACTTGACCAACTCGCAAGAGAACAACAAGACAAGGGAAACATTTCTACAGGCACTACGAGGCCTGGAGAAGGAACAAACACCAATGAACAGCGATCCGGATCCGGAGGAACAACCGGAAGAGTAAACACTACAACAGAGGGAGGTAGCTAATGTCTATACCAAAGGATCCCTCATTCATTGATGAAGAAACAAATGATAACTCTGTTATTGGAACAACAGATCCAAAACTAAATCCTTCCAATATTCTAGATAGCTCAGAGCTGCAAGATGATGGTACTGAGTACAGGCCTACGGAAGAGTTTCCGGATGGTAGTGTACAGGTTGCCTCACTTAATAACTTATATAGAAAAGGATCTAAGGTAGTATCTGACGTTGCTAGTGGTGTTAATGAATTTCTAAGTAAAGAAAGTACAAAAGAAACTACAGCTAATGTAAATAAACCAAAAGGCGAGGCAGCCGGTAAGATCCAATCAGAAGATCTAGCTGTTACTGATGAAAGTGGTGCTACATTTATTAGGCCTCTTAAAGCAGAAGAGGTTGAGGAGTTAGTTAACTTTGTAGTTAAAGAAGATCCGGATTTTAAAGATATAGATTTAAGTCTACTTAACCTGGGCAATTTTGAAACAGGATATAAGGAAACAGGAGATCTAGATCTAACCTTAAAAAGGTTAATGAAAAAGATCTATGACAGCTACAAGGATGCTACTGTTGATGGTAAGAAGATCAGAGTAGAGCCTAGTAAATTAGTTGGTGTAGAAGAGGTAAATGGTCAAAAGAAATTTATAAGGAAAGGTGGAGTTACCTTTGAGGATATGCTCAAAGAGGCTAACAAGATCAATGCATCACAATCCATTATAAATATGCTAACCAGGAAACCTGGCGATAGACCATTTAGTTATGCAGAGCTCCTGGCAGCTAGAAAGACAGCTCTATCTTTTGAGATCCTTATATATCGTCAAATAAAGAAATACGAGAAAAGTGGATCTCTAGTAGATCTTGCCAAGCTACAACAATCAATTGGTCTTTACGCATATGCTACTTTAAATCTTGCCGGTAATACAGCAGATCTAGGTAGAGCTATGGTATCACAAAAGATAGTAGCAGCTCCAAGTAACTCTCACATCAATAGCCTTGGTAATGTTGTAGATCAACACGCATCCGGTATTAAACCAGGAGAAGATGTTGTTGCAACTATGATAGGTGGTAAAGGTACGTTTGATATCAACGATGCAAACGTGCACAAATACATAGAGGCCAATGGTGGAGAGGCTCAAGTAAAATTACTAATTGATAGGTTTATGAACCTACCTAGAAACGGAGCTAGGACTAAGTTTGCCCAGGGATGGTTAAGAGGCAAACTAGCTATGGGATCTAATGCATTAGTAGAGCTATATCAAACATCATTATTATCTTCTATAACTACACACTCATTTAACGCAGCCGGTCAGATGGCCTTTATGAGCCTTGTACCTTTTGAAAGGATGTTATCCGGAGAGGTAAGGGAAGGTCTTATAATGTATAAGGCTATGGCTAAATACTTTCCCCAGGCTATAAAAGGAATGACCTACGCATTGATTAATGAAAAATCAATGTCTGATAGTGTATCCAAACTAGATGTAAATTCTAGGTCCATATCCGGTACAGGTTTTGGTTTACAGAAAAAAGGTTTTACAGATATAAAATCCGGAGCTGAAACCGGTACAGCATATGCCCTAGATTTCTTTGGTGTAATGATGAGGATGGCCGGATACAGGCCAATGTTAGCTATAGATGAATTTTTTAAAGCTACATCTAGGGGTATGGAAATGGAGGCTATAGCCTTTAGAAACAAAAGAGATACCATTACTAGTATTATAGATGGATATGATAAAAGTCCTAAAACCTTTACCGGCAAGGATAAAGATGGAAAACCAATAACATTTGCAAACAGAGAAGAGGCAGTAGAATACGCAAAAAAAGAAGGCCAAGCCTCCTTTGTTCATACACTAAATTCAGCAGATACCTATAACGAGGCTAGTGATTTTGCCAGGATGATTACATTCCAGGATGAGTTGCCGGAGGCATTTTCTCAGATAGGTAAATTTATAAATCATCCTATAGCTAAGATATGGATACCATTCTACAAAACTCCTACGCAGATCGTTAGACGGATCACAGAAAGATCCGGACCATTTGCTTTGATTATGCCTAGTGTAAGAGAAAAGATACTACACGGAAATCCTAGAGAAAGAAAAGAGGCTATAACAAAAGCAACAGGACTAACAAGTATCTTTGCTATTGGTATGGGAATATCTGCCGGTGTAAATAATGATAGTGTAACAATAACAGGTTATGGACCAACAGATCCTAAGATGAGGGAAACCTGGTTACAACATCATAAACCTTATTCTATTGGTGTACAAAAGGATGATGGAACCTGGGATTGGATCAGCTATGCCAGGTATGATCCTATATCCGGTGTACTAGGTATGATGGCTGATGCCAAAGATGTTGTTAAGTATATGGATAATCCGGATGATATACTTGATATAATGATTGGTGGTGCGTTTGCCTCAATGAAATATGTAGGAACAGCTCTACCTATGATGCAGTTCTTAGGAGATCTAGGAGAGGTTATCCAGGCTCCATACGAAAGTAATGATCAGTTGATTGCAAGGATAGGGGAGCTGCTAACTAAACAGGTAGCCTCTGCCGGTCTTACTGTATCAGAACATATTAAGGCATTTGGTGTTTATACACCACCGGCTATCCAGGGTAATATAGAAAGGGTGCAACATCCTCTAGCATCAAACACATTACCAGGAGATCAATACACATCTAACTATATGGTAGGACAAGGAATAGAAAGAGCCTGGTATGGAGCTCTTAATAAACAATGTTCTAGAACGATTGGCTGTTCATCTAGTTTACCTACTCTTAAAAACAGATGGTATGAAGAGATAAAACAAACTGAGGGATCCGGTTGGAATTATTGGTCACCAATTAAGATAATAAATCTACCTGGTAAAACTGACCTTAATAAAGAGTTAGAAATTATTGGTTATGGTTTTCCTAGATTATCTCATAGAGTTTTTGGTAAAGGCATACTGCTTAACAACGAACAATATGACAGGTTCTTAGAGCTGTATAACTATCCGGAAAGAGGAGATTTCAGTAAGGATGCATTTATTAAAGGAGCTCTACCAGGAGCCGGTGGTGTACCTATGAGTATCCTTAATAAATTTAACTTACTAATTAAAAGTGATGAATATCTAACAATGCCGGATCCGGCTAATCCTTCTAAGAGGATACCGGCACACAAAGGACATAAAGCAAAGATGTTAGATAGTATCCATTCTGAGTATTTAAAGTACGCAAAGAAATTGCTTATGTTGGAATATCCGGAGCTACGAGCAATAGAAAGTCAGATAGATACATACAAAAATAATACCTTAAAAGAACCAACCACAGTAACTAATCCTAATCCTAATGAGGTAATGGAGGCTAATAAACTTAATATGCAAGAGTTGTTTGGCTACTAAATACCTGTGAATATTGGGGATTAGTGTTAACTGTTGTGGATTAGGTATCTAGGTATGGTATATTTAGAATAAGAAAAGGTATAGATATGGCAACATTTAGTGTTAATGACCAGGTTAGAAGAGTTACTGCTGTAGGTAATAACAGCCTATTAGATTTTAGTTTTTCATTCCAGGTAAACAATACATCAGATATTAAGGTATACCTGGGTAGTTCAATTAAACAAGAAACTACAGACTATTCTATTGTTACATCTACAGGTGCAGCCGGACTAAACGCAGACGGAACAGGTATTGTCCGGTTTGTTGCAGCTCCTACTAGTACTGATACAGTAGTTATACTTTCTGATGTTCCTGTATCTAGAGCTAGTATTTATTCATCCGGAGGCAATGTAACAGCATCTGCCCTGGAAGGAGATTTTGATACAATCACTATGCAGATTGGAGATCAAGAGGAGAGGATCAGTAGATCCATAACAGCTCCGGTTGATGAACCAAACTCTAGTGATTTTACTTTACCAAACAAAACTACCAGGTCCGGCAAAGTATTAGGATTTAATTCTACTACAGGAAATCCGGAGGCAGTTAGCTCATCAATAAGTTCAGCCTCTGTATCTAACACTACAACAGGATCTGCCGGATCATCAGCATCAGCTACAGCAACCTTTAACTCCGGAACAGGTAATGTAGATTTTACATTTACCATTCCCCAGGGAGCTCAAGGTAGTGCCGGTAATGATGGTGTATTCTCAGCTATAGCATCACAGGTTGAGGCACAAACAGGTACAAACAATACTAAAGGTATGACACCTCTTAGAGTAGCAGAGGCTATCACTACACAAGTGGGAGCTGCTACAGGATCCAGGTTTTTTGGTTTGTATAAGGATAGTGCAACAGGAGTTTTAAAAGTAGATAGCACTACATCCGGAGGATCTGAGGCATTAACAATCTCAGATTATGACGATAACTATTTAATTGCGAGTGGTAATGTAACATTTGCCATAGATAACGATGGACACTTGCAAGTCACATTACCATAGAAGGAGGACCAGGTGGCAACATTAGACATAGGAAAATTAAAGTTTACATTTAAAGGGGCCTTTGCAACCTCAACAACATACGAAAAAGATGATGTTGTTTCTTTTGGTGGCAGCTCCTGGATATATGTAAATGCAACAAGTAAAACCGGAACCAATGCCGGTAATCCCACTACATCAAATACAACGCATTGGAATATTATGGCTGAAGGTACAACTGTACTAACAACAGCCGGAGATATTCTAACTCACGATGGATCTAATCAAATTAGATTAGCTAAAGGTAATGCCGGAGAGGTGTTAACTGCATCATCATCCGGATTAAGTTTTGCAGCTCAAAGTGGATATGAAGGTTATAAGATCCTGGGATCTAACATTCCGGCTGTAGCAGATATGGATAGCTCTAGTACATATGCTAGTGATGGTAAATATCCCTGGTTAGCTAACTATAGTACCGGATACATACCTTATGATGGTATGCCTAATGGAGCCTGTGGTCCTGTTAAAAGGGATAGAACACTACCAACAACATCAACTCCATATTTTATGTACATCAATACTAACTATGAAATTGTTCACACCGGATACTCTCCAGGAGAAAGTGGATTAGGTGGTGCATATAGTGGAGCCGGATACAATAACCATAGTCGTAGAGTTGTTATGTCCATCAATACTGAATTTGGTGGTATGGCAGCAGATGAGTATCCTGTAAGAATTTGGTATATGCATAATGTTGGATTGTTTCTAACAAACAAAGGTAACATTTTTGTTAATGGTCAGAACAATGAAGGTGCATTAGGAATTAACTCTACTGTAGACAGACATCAATGGGTAAGAAATCCTTATGTTGGTGTAGGTGCTACCTGGAATAGTTTACAATCTCGCATCATTGGTGTGGCTAAACCTAACATTGCCGGTTATCAAGGTATGGGTGGATCTCAAAAATGGTATCTAATTGATGAGAACAATAGATTGTTTGTTATGGGAGCCGGTGGTAGTGGAGCTCTTGGTTCCGGATCTACATCCAATGTTACCAAGCCTCAACTTATATCAGCTCCAGGATCTATCCTTTCTATTTCTGCCGGTTATAGATCTGCACATCTAATTGATACAAATGGTGCAGTTTGGAGTAGTGGTGCTAATGATAATGGGGAACAGGGTGGTACTGCTAAAACATCATTCTCTATAATTACCGGTGTATCTAATGTGGTACAGATCTTAAACCAGGTAACATACTATTATAATGGTGGTATCAATGGACCGGTGTATGCCCTTCAATCAGATGGAGATCTATATGGTATAGGCTACAACGGAAATGGAAACCTTGGAGATGGGTCAACCACTAACAGATCTGCCTGGACAGACATAGGTGGATCTCTAACCTTTAGTTCTATTATGGTAACAGGATATGGAACAACATCATCTGTTCACGCATTTGGTGGTACACCAGGCAATCCTAATAACACCATATATAATGCCGGATACAATGGCTATGGTACTTTAGGCAGAGGCAACACAACTGCATATACAAATTGGGATCAGCCTGTAACAGATGTTTATGGAACAAATGTTTACAATACTATTAACAGCTCTACTGACGGATCTATATCAACTACTGAGCTACAATTCCCAAGAACAGCTATAGCTAAGATGTATCCTAAAATGACATCCGGATATCAAGCTCCGGCTGTTTATATGATAGATACTAATGGTAGGCATTGGTACTTTGGATATGAGAATAGAGGTATATTAAACAATCATACTGCTGTTAGTTATACTAGTGCAGTTCCTTATCCTTCTCCCTGGTCACATCAAAATGCTAGTGGCACAGGTCAGTATGTAGGATTAACTGATACAACTGTAGAGGATATGTTCTGCTTTGGTTATCACTACGGAGGATACTATGTATCAATAATTAGAGATAGTGCCGGTAGTCTGTGGGGAATTGGATACGATAACAACTATGGTATCTTCAGTAACAATCACGTTTATGGATCTGCCCAATGGGTAAAGCTGACACCAGGTTAAGGAGGAAAGGTATATGGCAAGAACATTATATAAAATGAATATTGATGTGAGAGTGATCAATCATCCTGTAGAAACTACAGGCAGTATTATGTGGTATACAGATTATGTTGTTATGGAAACAGCAGACAGAACAGTATACCTAGATCTTAATAAGGATCTTAGTCTTACTCTTACTAAAGGAACATCCACACAGAAAAAGGAATTGTTAGCGAGAGCTGACATAAAAGAACGGATGGATGCAGAAAAGGTCAGAGCAATAAGAGATAAATATTCTGTTGACCAGGAATTAAAAATGGCACGAACACCGGACAGCGATACATCCAAAGCTATGGCTACTGATATAGCAGCTATAGTTAAGGAGGTTGATGATTGGTGGGATGCAGAGTTTAACATTGGCTAGGAGGAATAATGCCACACTTATATGATTTAAATCCACACTTAGCTCCCAAAGATTGGAAGAGTAAAGCAGCTCCAAAGAAGTCCGGTAAGGACAATGAGCCTGGGGTAGAGCACGAGGAAAGCTCAAATGCCCCAGGTAAAAAGAGAGGCAGACCAAAGAAGGATGACTAAGAAAATGACTAATGCAGAGTTACAAGCCAGGATAGATAAGCACGAAGAGATCTGTTCCATACGTTGGGCAGAGATCTTAGGAAGAGTAAAGAGATTAGAAATAATAATCCTGGGATCTGCCGGAACAATGATAGTTATGCTGACTAACATTCTTCTAAAAGGTTTGGGATAACCTGGAGAAATGATTGTTAGAATATATAGCCATATGCAACGCAGCTTACAGCACAATAAAGAAGGCTATTGAAAATGGTAGAGAGCTCAGTTCAGTTGCAAAAAGTATTAGTCAGTTTACACACGCAGCAGATGATCTGCGTAAGCAAAAAGATAAAAAGAAAAATTCTATATTCAGCAAGTTTACCGGCAAGGATGAAACAGATCTTGATGAGTTCTTTGCCCTGGAAGAAATCAAAGAGAAAGAAGAAGAGTTAAAACGTATGATGATTTACCTGGGCAGACCAGGACTACATAGCGATTGGGTCCGGTTCCAGGTTGAGGCAAGAAAGAAAAGACAACAGGCAGAAAAGGAAAGAGAGGTAGCAAGAGAAGAGTTTATGAACACACTAACAATATTAGGTGCAGTTGTTGGAGGCTGTGCAATATTCGTTATTGTTTTATTAGTAGTTTTTAAAGGATTGAAAATACTCTGATGGCACAGAAGAAATTACAGAAGGGATCCAGGTATGAGAGTTACGATCTCAATCAAGATGGATTGGTCACAGACCAGGAGATCCAACTAGCCAAGGAGATAAAAGAGTATGAGGCAAAGGAAAGAAAACTATTAGCTCAACGAAGGATGGCTACATACACATTAATATTTATGGGATTATACGCAACGATATTACTAACACCAATAATAGATCTTGATAGATTGAAGGAGCTCAGTTCTGTCAGCGATCTACTATTCATTAGTGGCAGCTCCATTGTAGGTTTCTATATGGGCAGCTCTGCTTATATGAGTAGGAACGGAAAGTAAGGGGGATATATGCTACCGGTAATTACATCAGCTCTTGGGATAGGGGAAAAACTCCTGGACAAATTTGTTGAGGATAAAGATCTCAAGCGAAAACTAAATCACGAATTAAAAAAAGAAATGATTGCCCTGGACAAAGGACAGATCCAGGTAAACCTTGAACAGGCAAAGCATCCTTCCTTATTTGTAGCCGGTGCAAGGCCCTCCATAATGTGGATCTGTGCTCTAGGTCTAGGGTGGTCTTTCTTCCTACAACCATTGTTACATTGGATCCTTCTTATTACAGGATCAGATTATCCTATGCCGGATATTAATACTGAAGGATTAATCAGTTTAACTATGGCATTACTTGGATTGTCCGGTATGAGATCCTGGGAGAAGAGTAAAGGTGTAGCCAGGGAGAATATGAAAAAGTAATGGCAGAAAAGAATGATAAAAAATTTTCCAAACTTATTGGTTTTATTCTCAAACCTACTCAGCAAGGTGCAGATGAGGTTAGAGGTATGATGAACAAAAAGAAAAACACAGGCAGTAAAAGATTTAAACCTGTACCTAAAGTAAAAGGTACAAAGGTTCCAAAGAAATATGTATCCGGATCTAAGAACAAAAGAGTTAGAATGTCAGAGCTGCTATCTACAGCTCAACAGTATAAGGATGGAACACTAACACCGGAGGAGATGGATAGGATCTCAAAGGCTAGAGCAAAGGACAAAGCATAATGGCAGCTCCGGAAAAATATAGAAAGATGTTTGGTAAAGAGAAAGCAGACAAGATAATGAAACGTGGTATGGGGGCCTTCTATAGTAGTGGGTCCAGGCCTGGACAATCAGCTTACAGTTGGGGAGTGGCAAGATTAAAAGCTCACGCAAAAGGTAAGGCAACAGTTAGAAAGGCTGATGCAGATTTAGTTAAACCAAAAAAGAAAGGATAGGTTATGGCTGAAACAATGGAAGAGGTAAAAGCAAAACCTAAAGCTACTACACCTCCAAAGAAAAAAAGTACAACGATACCTAAAGGTACAACAGGAGAAGAGTTAGCCAGGCAGATCTCAAAAGATCTAGCCAAGGCCGGAACAGGTAAAGGCCTGGAGGCTGACGTTATTGGATCCATCGTTGGTAAATCAATCAGTAAGGTTATTGTTAAAAAGAATAGAGTAGGTAAATCATCAAGAGGTATTGTTAGATACAAGCCGGACAAGGGAACACAACCGGCTAGTGATAGACCATTGATGTCAGCAGTAGGATCTGCACCGGATACTACACCAGGACAACAGGATCTATCCGGTAATAAGAAAGAGAAGAGCAAGTCAGCGACAGGTAATTAAATGGCTAGGGATATTGATAAGATCATTATCCATTGTTCAGCTACACCGGAAGGTAGAGATGTTAAAACATCTGAGATCAAAAGGTGGCACGTTGAGGATAATGGATGGAGGGATATTGGATATCACTTTGTTATAGAGCTAGATGGATCTATCCATAAAGGTAGAGCTGTTGGTGTTAGTGGAGCTCACACAGTTGGAGAGAACCACAACATAGGGATCTGTTACATAGGTGGTATGGATAAGGATATGCAATCATCAAAAGATACCAGGACAGATGCACAACGCATTGCCCTGGAAGATCTCATTGAGGATATCAGAGAAGAGTATCCTAACATTATGGTCTATGGTCATAGAGATTTTGCAGATAAAGATTGTCCATCTTTTGATGCAAGATCAGAATACAATGAACCAATAGTAGCTCCGGTCTAAACAAACTCTAGTGCTCTAGCATTGCCTGGTGTTTTATGTAACCATCCTTTCTCCACCAGGGTATTGACTATTCTATGTATACTAGCCGGAGATTTCCTGTGAGGTATAACCTGTTCTCCATCTAACTTACCTACAGCTATCTCTCTCTGTGTAGGAAAGTAACCATACTCTGTATAGTAAGATCTGATGTACTGATATACCTGGTGCTGCTGTGGTGTAAGGCCTTGTCTATTCATCCGGCTCTCCTCTACTATCCATTTCATCAGCCATAGCATTGAGGCTTTCCTGTGCGTGGTGCTCCTCTTGTTCTATATACTCATAAAACTTTTTAACCTTATCTCTCATCTCTTGTTTGAGATCCGGATCTTCTATGCTCTCAAGAACTTTAATGTTTGCTGACGTAAAGCTGTCTACTTTTTCCTTCTTTGTTTCATAGGTCCAATGAGATACCTGTGTTACACTAATTAAGATTTGAGCAAACTCATCACACCAGGCCTTTTCATTATCAAAGGTTTTGCTTTCCTTTCCTGGTATGACTAGTTCTTGTGTGAGTTTATTAGAGGATTGATCCTCAATAACAGGAGCCTCAAGTTTGTTAGCCAATGCATCTAGATCCTCTGCATCACTAGGTGTTACAGCTACTTTTATATTTCCTCCCTGTGCCTCTTGGGGGTAATCTCTTAATTCCTCATAAGTGATTATCCCCTTGATGGCATCCGGAAATGCATCACGAATTGCAAAGCCTCTAGCTCTCATCTGTAACATACGATCCGGATACTGTTGCCAGGGTCCGGCCTTGCCCCATAGTTTAGATTTAACTGCATCATCCTTACTGAATGTTCTCTCAGTTACCTCTATCTCTCCGGCTACATCTCTCTTGATAGTACAGGTAGCTACACTATCCTTTACCTTTTCTTCACATCCTCTGAAGGCCGGATGAGATTTAACCAGGCCTAGTAATTCATCTCCATAGATAGATGCCTTACCATTTATGATAGCGATAGATTGCAGAGCTCTCATTGGTGTGAGGCCTAGCTCCATTCCCCATTGGATAGCTACCAATATGTTATTAGGTTTACCTCTGTATTGTTGAGGTACGAGCTCTGCCTTGGATAGTTTATCTGCTAACTGCATATAAGTATCCAGGGATTGAGCTGATGTTGTGATCAATTTATTATTCATCCTTTATCTCCTTTACTGTAAATGAATGTTGTTCCCTCATCACTCCGGTAGGTTTCTTTTCAATAGTATATTTCTCTACCTCAGAGTAATGAGATTTTATTTGGAATTGTCCTGGTATTGTAAGGACATCCAGGTCCAGGCTATCTAATACATCAGATAGATCTTCCTTTAACTTGTCCTTAGTTTTCTTCCACTTCCTCTCCTCAACAGAGGCTACCAGGTAATCCTCTGTGAGCTGCACTACATCTTGATTAGTTTTCTTCAGTATAGTTTCATCCAAGGTTTTAGATCTGAGGCCCTGGTCCTCCTGTTTGATGATAGGTGGATAAGGATCCTCCTCATCTATCCTCCTCCAAAAGTCCTCTGCCTTTTTCATTATCAACTTACACATCTTCTCATTGATGTTGGATTGATAGATGTTTAACTTGCCGGTCTGATCCTTACATACAATGATCCCACATTGAGTACCGGTGCAGATCATCTGATGCTGTACCTGGATCTGCCATTCCGGTTTACACTTGCCGGTGTGGTAGTAGTCTGTCTTGATCTCCAGGATATTCTTTCCTTTCTTTAGATGGAAAGTAAATCCGGCAACAACTACTGTAACATCCTCACTACATACCAGGATCCTATCTACACTAGCACCTAGTCCATACTTAGCCAGGTCCGGATTATAATCCTGTGGCCTGGATGCATCCTGTGGATCTAACATCTCAATGACGATATCAGTATCCTTGATCTCTTCACACAGCAGATAATAAAACCAATCAGCTACAGATTGTTCCAGGAATAATCCTCTGATCATAGCATTGGTCATTCTTCTTTCAGACATAACCTCTACATTCTTAACTGCCATAAGATGTGCATCATAAACTTTATGACAGCTACTAAATGCAGTTTCTCCCAGGACAATATCAGAGATCTCAGATGAGCTGAGATCCTGTCCTAGTTTTGTATGTTTACTTGTTATCATTTATATTCCTCCTCCTGGGATCATCCCATAATATGCTGCACACTTGTCACTAATTGCACACATCATTACTGCAAATAAATAAATGGCTGCGAACAATCCTAGCATCGCAACCATTTCAACTATCCCTATTAGGATATCTTTTATAGTCCATTTCATTATGCTGCCCTCCTTAATATGTTGGAAACAGAAGAGGCATACCACTCAGTATCTCTTCTAGTTTTAATCTGTCTTTCATTTAACTCTTCAGCTATTGCCTTCAGAGATAATCCCTGGTCCTTCAATGATTGGATCAAAGGTAATACGTTAGCTGCAAACTTATCTGCGTTGGCCTGGATCTGAGCATTGCCTATGGCACTTGCCTTCTTATTGGATGTTCCACCAAGGCTAGTAATTACATTGCCTTCCTTGGTCTTGTATGATCCATTAAGAGCTATCTCTTCTTTGATCCTAGACATAGCTACCTTAGTTCTTTCAGAGATAACTTTTCTCTCCATAGAATTTATCCAGGCAATACCACCTACCATCTTATCGTCAAGCTGTGGCATATCTACTACAGATACCTGGATCTTTTTATTGGCTACGTTCTGTTCCCAAAAGGTAGCGATCTCAGATGTTCTTCCTAACCTGGATAAAGAATAAACTACCAATGGAATTTTATTTTTCCTGGAGGATCTGATTGCATCCAGGAGTACAGGTCTTTTCTCCCAGGACAATCCACCGGATACATCATCCTCTACGAACCAAGTAAACTCTGTGTCCGGATGAGCTCTTGTGATAGCAAACTTTTGATTGTCGCTATCCTGTTTATCAGTTGATACTCTGATTAGTGCATTAGCTTTTTTCATATTATGTTTCTCCTTTGTATTTAATATAATCTTATCTTGTTCATATTACAAGTATTTGATCCATCTATTTTTAGGACAAGGTGTGCTCTTGGTATTTACCTTATGTCCATTCTTGGATCTCCACTTGTAAACTCTAGGCTGAGTATGTTCTACCTGGAAACCTGTTGCCTTCAGATAGGATCCACACTCATCTGTCCTGGTGTAAGTAATTATCTTTTTATATCCCATAGCTTTAGCTCTCTTGCAGATCTCAGCTACTAGCATTGATGGGATAGGGGAGCTGTGGTTACTGTTCTTTGTATGGAGCTGCACATCAAACTCATCAGCATCAGCCTCATCTACAAAGCAGATCCTGGTTATCTCTAGTGTTTCTCCATCATCAAGGAACCTGGACACCGGCCTACCTACAATAGCTACACCATTTAAAATTTTCTGAGGCTTGATCTCTATCTCCAGGTTACCTTCAGATCCGGAGTAGATGTATCTGTCATTCTCAATATCATAGAATACGTTATGCATACCTGGTTCCTGGATCATACTCTCCAGGTCAATGTCATTATCCAGGATATCTTTGATAGCGAAACAAGATCTAAGATCTTCAGCTCCACCAAAATCAAACTCATCTAACTCCCTGTTCCGGAAGGCAGCCAAGGTAAACTTATGGCCCTGTGGTTTTATGTTATGTTTATGATACAGATCTACCAGGACCTGGGCCCTGGCAAATTTGTATTCAGTTATCTCAATATGATTAGTTAGCATTGGCAAAACTAAAAAATTCTTCATCAGAATATGAAGGAGCTAACTGATTTTTGATGTAGAAATTTTTCATCTCATTCAAACATTCAGTAAGACAATCAGCAGACATCTCCCATCCATCAACATCGCCTTGCAGATCAATACCATATTCCGGATTTCTCTCTGATGCGTTCATCAGCTCAGACCTGGAAAGAGCACAACCTTCAAACAAGATAGTGCCAAGGTTATACCTGGAAACAAACTGACCATCTGTTCCAAAGGTTTCCGGATAACTTAGATCATAGAACTCTACCATTGGCTCATCCTTATCGTGAGTAAGGCAGTTATCCAGGCCATACTTATCGCCCTTCAATACCAACTTAACTCTCCAACTCTTACCATCTTCCGGTGGTAGACCTGGAAGAACGTGATTAAATTTTTTGTCAGTACATCTGACCTCATTCACTCTGTGATCTGTTGAAAATATATACATAGAACCTCCTGTTAATTGTTTGTATTTTGTTCGTAACATTTTCACTATCTAATATATATCGTAATGATATATTTACAATAGCTAAATGATATAAATTTTACAGGAGAGTTAAAAGTGGCAGAAAACCAGGAAGAATTGGTATCGCTTTTTGTAAGGATACCTATCCCATTGAGGGATGAGTTCAATAAAATCTGCAAAAGTAAACGCAGATCCCAGGCAAGTATGATCCAGGAATTGTTGGAGCAATACGTTGATGGATACAAAAGATCATTGGATCCACCAGGAACACCTAGCCTGGACCAGGCCTTACGATCTGTGAGGATGAATGAAAAGTAAATACAACAACAAGAAAGTAAAGTTAGATGGAGTTGTCTTTGATAGTAAATCTGAGGCTGCCTACTATTGGACACATCTAAAACCAAGGTTGGAAAGAGGAGAGATCTCGCAGCTAGAGTTCCATCCTAAAATTAAATGCGAAATAAATGGGAGGCACATATGTTACTACAACGCAGATTTTCGTTACCTGGATCTAAACCAGGAAGGACCACTAAATCAGACAGGATGTTATGTCCTGGTGGAAGTGAAAGGTTTCAAGACAGAAACTTACAGACTAAAAATAAAACTAGTCGCAGCTCTACATCCGGCATTGAAAATCTTAGTGATCTCAAGCAAGGATTTAAGATCAGAGATATCGTTGTTACCACCGGACAGTTTACAGGAATAACACCGGATCAGATCTTATCAGAACGTAGGGAACCT